CCTGTGATTCCTCTACAGGTGCAGCTTCTGTTTCAACTGGTTGTTCAGTTGTTTCTGGTTCAGGTTCATTAGTCATAAGACCAGCAATAACTTTACCAGCATCTATTACAGTTGTAGCTTTTTCAGCCATAATTCACTCCTTATAGGTTAGTGTTATATTAGCACTCCAAATGGTTGGTGCTATTTTTTTAGATCTTGCATTTGTTTTTCTGCAAGTTTACCAGTCTCCATAACTGTACGGAGATGGTTTTCAACTTTACCTAATATTTGATACGCCAGGTATATGGAAAACCTAGCTTTATCATCTGTTGGTTTAGTTTGAAATATCGCTTCTTCATATGATTTTTTTAATTCATCAAATGATTCTTTGTATAATTCGTTATCAAGTATTTGTTTAGCTTTTACGCCTCGACTACTTTCCTTGTTCAGGTTCGACATCTATTGCTATTGTTGTGTTACTTGGTTGTTGTAATATGTTTTTTGTAGCTGCGTCAAGCATTTGTTTATTACTATCACTCAAACCTTTTTGATCTAAAGATGCTCGTCTAATGGCTTTTTCATCAATGTCTGCTTTGTATTTAAGCTCTAGCTCTTTTATATTTCTTTCATTATCTAATATCATTTTTTGATATTTAAGTTCTAGTTCTCTTAAACGATTCTCATATTGCATTTGAGCTGCTGCTGCTTTTTGTTGTGTTTGTATCTGTGATACTTTCTCAAATTCAGAAGGTTGTTTAGCTTGTCTAGGCATTTGTTGCATACCTGTTTTTGGATCTGTAAAGTAAGAACCAACATCTTTTAGTCCTGCATTCTCAATAATACGAGCTAATGTATTATAAATATTATTTAGATTTACAACTGGTCCAGCAGCTGAACCTTGTAATTTAATAGCTTCTAATTGTCTTCCAAGTATTGCATTTAATATTTGTAGTTGTTGATCTCTTGATCCTGTACCTAATCCTACATGAATAGTTACATTACAACGATCTCTCCACTCCATTGGATTCATAGGAACAAAATCATTTCTAATTTTTACTATTCTTTGTTTGTCTTGATATTTAACAACTAATTCAAATATTTTCTTGAATATATCTTTTACGCCAGTTTCAGCAAATACTCTTGCAATTAATTCAAGTCTCATTTGTGATTGAGATAATATTGTATTTATACCTGATGCAGTTTTATTAAGTGTATCAGTATCCATACCTTGATTATATTTAGTGATACCACTTCGTTCTTCTTTTACAGTATCTAAATATGTAAGTAGTGGGAATGCCTGGTTACTTAGTGGTTGATTCTGCATAGGCATCATAACTTGATTAGGTGCAGCTTTAGTTCTAACTATACCTCCAGGTCTATTAGTTAATAGGTCGTCAAGGTTAACCTGACCATCCATGACTGCAACTCTGTTATTATTTGTTAAGTACATATTATCTAGTACTTGTCTTAACACAGTAGATTTTACTAATTGTATATCTTCTACTAACTCAGATACTGATCTACCATAGAATCTATGAGGTACAATAATAGGTGTTACTGAACAAAATGGATGTGCATCAACAGGAACATTATCTAATATAGTGTAACCATTATCACCTGCACTAGTGATCTTCCTCATTTCAGCTACGCCATCACCATCCATATCTACTTTGATGTATGATTCATATACTATAATTTCTTCTGTAGATTCATCACCAACAGTCTTGTCATAGTCATCATCTACATTTCTATATCTTACTGATCTTTCTGAATTATATTGTTCTTTATTTTCAGAAGGTAATGAATAAACAGTATCAAAATCAAAACCCATTTCAATTAATTCACTACGAGTCATTGGTACTCTATGACATACAAAACTAGCATCACTTAAAGATTTAGCCTGTCTTGCTATTAGAAATTCTTCTGGCGGTATAGGTTCTACTTTAACTCTACCTTTAGAAGTTTTTCTTGAAATAACAACATCATGTAGTTTAGGAACTTTAATGTTGTCTATTTGTTCTATGATTGTACTAGCTCTTACATCTCCTCGTACTGATGCGTTCTCTAATTGTTCTTCAAGTTTCTCTGTTTGTTTTTTAAATGTTTCATCTTCGTACTCAGTATGTTCTAATACTTCTACTCCGTCTTCTTCAATCAACATATTAAACTCATCCTCTGATAAGTTTTCGTATGTTTCTCTTTCTACTTTTTCTGTATCATTCCAATAAACTTTACATACACCATTCTTTTGTAAGAGTGCATCTTTAAACATTGTGTAAAGAGCAGTAAAACCATCATTATCTTTATTAAAAATATGATTCAAATAATCTGTAGCTTGTTCTGCAATCTTTACATCTTCTTGTGTAACTGGTTCTACTTTAACTACATTGTCACTTGATGTGAATATTCTAAGTAATGGTGGTAGTATAGATTCAATAGTATCAGCAACATCAGTAGAAACTACTTGTGATCTACCTTCTACTTCATTACCAAATGCTTCACCAAAATAATATTCATTAGCTTTGCGTCTTGATTCTGTTAACTCTGACGAATAGAAACCATAACTATTTTTAATATGGTCGCCTACTATTCCAGATATTTCATAATCATCTAGTGGTCTTTTTGTCATATTTTTCCTTAAACAATATATCTTGTATCTACAAACATAGGTTGTGTCCAATCAGTTCTTGTTGGTCCATCAACAGAACATCCATATCTAAAAGCATCAGCCCCATGAGATGTCCAGTCATGTAGTGGTTTATTTTTAAATGTCTGCATTTTGTCATCAAATTGTTTTCGGTATTGACGCAAACAATCAATACCATGTTTACATTTATTTTTATCAAACCAGCATCTATCTAAAGTATTTCTTACAGCTTCAATACCATGATCTACGCCAAGTTTAGGACATACTTCAAAATCAATTCCAAGTTCATATCCTACCTCTAGTCTAGACTTACCAGTTCCAAGTTCCCTTGTTGTTATATCATGTGGTGCAACATGTCGACCATAGTTATAACCTTTATCTGATAAAACATTTACATAGTGTGCAAGTGATTCACCAGATGTTTCGTAATAGTCAATTAAATGTATTTCATTACCAGTTCTTTGTGCAAACCAAATACTAGTTGAATCTCCTATACCAAGATCCCACCAAGTTTCAACATCAATATTAGGATCATAATCCACAGAGCATATACGATTATCTCGTTCTGCTTGTTGGATCTGCTTTCCATAATATGCCCCAGATACGGCAGCTTGAAAAGAACATTCAAACTCTTGTTCATACTGGTCTTGTGGCATTGTGAGACGAGCTTCTTCCAGTTCTTCAGATGGAATAACTTTTGTTTCACTAGCTCTATATAATTTTGCATACCAATCTTCTCCTCTGCGTTTAGCTAAATCATAAACATCCCAGAACTGATTATGTCCCATGGGTGTTCCAATAAATATAACATATCCTATCTTATCAGCAATAGCAGGTCTGACTACTTCAGTCCATACTCTTGGAGACATCAAGGCATATTCATCCAATACAACTCCATCGAACCCAAGTCCACGAAGTGCATCTGGATTATCAGCTCCGAAGATTTGAATTCTAGATCCATTCCATAGATCAACTTTAAGTTCTGTTTCGTGACGCTTCCCACCAAGTTTCATTAAAGGGTCTGTATATTCTTTTAAATAGTCGTAAGCGACTGCCTTACCCTGGCGATAAGTTGGTGCTATATACGCCAATCTTGCATCTTGTTTTTCACAAGCAGTCATAACTAAATGATTAACAGCGAGTACTGTTTTACCAAATCGTCTATGACACACTAAAACATTGAACCTTCTTAATTCATTATGAATTGTTTCTTGTAAAGGTCTAGGTTCATATGGAATTGTAATATCCATTAATTCTTTTTCTTACGCCATCCTATCTGTACAGTTAGTGGTTTATCATCATCACCTGATATAGTTTTATTAACAGATGATAACTTTGAATGTACATATGGTGCTGACTCTTTAGCTGCCCACATTTTTTTTTCTACAGATACTTGTGGGTTATTCAATAGATTCAACATATATTTTAATGGAGTAGTTTGTCCTTGTCCTAATTCTGCTGCCAGGCGTTCTGCCTTTGTTCCTGCTTTAATACCCTTGGGTCTACCAGCACCTTTTCTTTTGCCACCATGTGCCATTATATTAATCCCATCATTTGTGCCATAAGCATTTTATTTAATTGTTTTGGACCCATACCAGCATTAAGTAATCCACTATTACCATAGTTATTATTCATAACCATAGTATTATTAAAACCTGGAGTTCTTCCATCAATGCCTGGTCTAAATACAGGTGGAATAGCATTAGGTATCATTCTTGGTTTAGTATCTCTTGGAGGTGCTGGTGGCATATTATCACCTGGATAAAAAGGAGTCACATCTTGAGAAGTAAAAAGTGGTGATCCACCACCTTTAGGAACTTGTTTTTGTTCCATAACTCTAACTCTTTCTTTCATAATAAAATCTTTAGGAAACTCTCCTTCAGCATTCTCCATTATCTTTTTAGCTTCTTTGCCTACTATTTTACCTTGAAATACTTTAATCATATCTTGATATAGTTGTTGTTCGCCTTCATCTCCATAATATAGTGGTGGTTTTTCTTCAGTATCAGATACATCAAAAGCCATATTTATATTTTTTTCATTAGCTTTCATACCATCAAACTGTGAACCAGGTGCAACTATCATACCATTTCTAAAGAATGCATTAGGTACACCATCACTTGTTAGAAACTTTAAAGGTGAATCTACATCTTTATATTTTTTACTTACCATAATATCTCCTTAACATTTCCATCTGCGTCTTGCCTGTCTCAATCTTGAGTTAGGATCTCTTGCAGCTTTTGGAAACTTTTTCATTTGTCCTGCACTTCTAGCACAGAATGATTTTCTTCTTTTGGCATCTTTACTGCCTTTTTTAACTTTGCCTGTTACAGCTGTCTTTAATTTACTACCTGGATTAGCTCGTCTGTATGCAGCTACTCCTGCCTTAGTCATACCAGCTCCAGACTTTGTAGGTCTGAAGTTCTTTTTATTTCTAGGAGGCATCTTATCTCGTTTTCTTGGCATTCTTCCTCCTTCTTCCTGATGCTGTTACAGACCAATTGACTCTTTTTGGTCCAGTCTTTTTGCTAGCTTCTTTCTTTGAGATACGACTAGCTACTCTTTTGGGTCTACAAGCAGGATAAGGTCTGCCTTTGTCCTTCTTGCCACTACGACCACACTTCTTTCCTGTCTTGACATCACGCCAATCCTCTTTGAACCACTTGCGTAGCCCACCTTTGTACGCCACTAGTACTTTCCGCCACGCTTTTTATAGGTTCTTACAAGCCATGCGTTAGCATATGCACTAGGATATACCTTGAACTTCCTTTTTGCCTCTGCTTTTACTCTAGCATAGAGAGCAGGGTTCTTAGGTTTAGGCGATCCGCTAGATCTTTTTGTTTTTTTAGCCATAGAACTTCTTATTTTTCCTTTGAACTACACGATCAGGGTTCTTTTCGTCCTTTTTCTTAGACTCCATTATCTTATCTTGTAGAAATTTAGGTAATGTTTGTTGTTTTTTAGTCAACATTACTTCATTCCCTTGTTTTTTTTCTTATTTTTTTTCTTCATATCCTTTTTCTTGGATCTTTTCTTCATGTTCTTCATTTGTCTCATAATATAATCTCCTATATGATTGTCGTTTGAGTACTGTGTCAGCATAGTATTCCTGACTCCAGTTATTATAGTATCCGATTTTATCTAGAGCTGCCGAAGCATCTTCTAGTTCTTTGAATGGCTGGATAAGTACCATAAAGAATTCGTTGTCTGGCTCCCAATCACCTGTGTCCATAAAGTCTTCTGCCTCATCTTCAGGGTATGATGGCATTAGATATGTATTTAAAGGCACATAGATGTGGTTTAGAGCATGAATATAGTCGTGTAGGGTATCTGGGGTCATCTCCATATCAGAACACGCTATAACGATCAATTTTAAGCGATTCTGATGCAAACCCCCTGCCTGTCTAATTACCTCTCTCAGGAAGTCCTCTGCCTTTTCAACCTCTACAATCTTTATTTCATTGTTTAGTCTGGCTTGTTTGGCGTATGGGCATATGGGAAACTTGCCATGCTTTCTTTCTATATGCTCGATAGACCAAGATAATATATCTTCTGTGATTGTCCTCATCCTTTGGTGTGGGGAGTACAGAAAGGATCTAACAAACCCCCCACCTGGCGAGTATGTTATAGTATTCGACTCAATGTCAACACTTTCTTTACATCAGTCCGTTTATATATAGCTACCTACTGTATATTATTACGCATGGTGTCAATCAAAACCCCCCCTACATCACTATGATCCGTCTTGATTTAGGTTATTGGCCCCATTATACAATTTCTGTTCCCATCTGTGTCCACTCTGCGTGGCAACACCTATTCCTACCACGACCACCTGCGTTCTCTCTACTATAATCTTAAGACACCATACATTATTGATAAGATATCCAATCAATTATTCAAGGTATCACAGCACATTCTATCCAAGCAGAATGACAAGGAAGAATGGCAAGGTGCAATGACATCCTCTCGGTTCACTCTAGTCTCACTAAGCTGTCATGATTGTCTATCTTTATGATTTCATTACGATACCTTTCGTACATATCGTTGTAGGCTAAACTTGTCCTCAGCGGGGTGAAGGACAAGTTTATCCTTCACAACGACAAACGAAAGGAAACGAAATGAAACCTCTAAAGATAACGACACTCAACGACATCCAAGCTACGACTAAGAGCTTCCTCGAGTCTGCCAAAGCACTCGAAGATCTACTAGCAAGAGTACAGAAGGATGAGAATGTAGTGAGACCGAATGATAGCAATTGGGTATATCTTATGAATAATATAACTGTTGGTCTATACCAAAGATTATATGAAAGAACTGATTGGCATCTTGAACAACGTAACAAGTGGAAACAATCAGCTGAGAAAGTTGTCTCGGAATCTGGAAGCTCTAGCATGCCAGCAGAGATGGCACAGAAGAACAGAGTATTACATCAAGGCTATCACGAGATGTTCAAGTTACTTGATGAGTTCATCAAAGAAACTGGGTACTACAAGTCATGGGATGATATACCATCAGACAAAGATGTATCTAAGGTTCAGCCTGAACACATCAAGCAACTAAACGAAAGACTAGGATTATAACCTAGTAAGTTGGGTAACCACTTCGGTGGTTATCCAACGAAGAAAGGATAAACTATGAAACAGATTACAGTATGGAATCTCAAAGGGCGTGAGCCGATAGTGAGGACTTATTCATCAGGACAGTTCCAAGAATATACAGTTAGAATTCATTGGTCTGATAAGTTAGGTCTAACATATAATCAGAAGTTTGATGATTATGATAGTGCAGAGCATGTGCGACTGGCGACAATAAATAATGGTAAAATTAAAATCCAAGAATGGGATACAGTCTATTACCCTGGTAAGAGATTTACTCAAACATATGCAGATTAGAAAGGAATACAATGAGTGATTATAAACAAATGGATCCATGTGGAGAATATAACTTTGACTGTGATGGATATGGACAGCAGTTATGGACGCATGGAGAATATGAAATATGGATGTTTGATGATAGTTATATCATTGAAAAATCTAATGAATTATTTACAAAGTTTGATTGTGTTTATGATGTAGGTACAACAAATTTAGTAATGTTTATATGTGAGGTATTATTATGAATATAATTACAAAGACTACACGAGGATATGTTGAGAACATACACTTGATGAGAGTAATTAGTATGATACTATTATGGATAATATGTATTGTATTATTAATAAATATGTATGTACAATATGAGATGAATGAATCTAATTGGTGTGAAGCAGAAGTAGATATACTTCGCAAACAGATTAGTGAAATTCATACACAGGTTGTCAAAGATTAACAACAACAGAAAGGATAGATCCATGAAAACTATAGTTGTTATATTTGCAATGTTATTGGGAACAGTAGCAATTGCAGATGATTCATATGCACCTTCGCAGAATGATAGAATTGTTCTGTATAAAGTGACATCTGAAAATGAGAATGCACCTATGTACTCTGGTTACTTCAGAGATTCAGAAGGTGTAGTTCACAGAGTAGCAGTATGGTCTGGTAGAAGTGACAATTACCTAGAAGGTCCAGTCACTTTATTAGACAGTACTGAATAACCTTGGTAAGAGGAGAGATAGTTGATGACCAGTCGGCTTTAAATCTCTCCTCACCATATAATTATGAAAGGGATAATTATGAAAGATAAAACTAAAATTGAAATATCAAAAGACTACGATAAGTTCAAATTCATAAATGGTAACAGACCTGTTGATGATAGACATGTTAACAAGTTAGTTGCATCTATGAAACAACACTATGTACCAACACCTATTATTGTTAATTCAAAGAATCAAATAGTTGATGGTCAGCACAGATATCTAGCTTGTAAACAATTAGGTTTAGATATCTATTATTACAGGAATGATATCAAGTTAGATGGTTTGCGTACTATCAATCAGAATACAAAGAACTGGACACTTGATGATTTCATGAACTCATATGTAAAACTTGAAGAAGATAAAGATCAAGTTGGACCATATACAATTTTCAAGCATTTCAAAAAGACTACTAAGTTTCCAAATGCTGTATGTTTGATGATGCTTACTGGAGACAGAAGCAGATCAAATGATGGATTCAAACAAGGTATCTTTGAAATACCAGCAGGTAATTATGAAAAGGCACAACGCCAGGCGAAGATGATTATTGAAGTTGGTCAGTATTATGGTGGTTACAAAAGAAGATCATTTGTTGTAGCTATGTTAATATTATTTCAAGATCCAGAATTTAAGTTCAAGAAGTTTATTAGGAAACTAACACTTAATCGTAGTAAGTTATTTCATTGTACTAATACAGAAGATTATTTAGATGCAATAGAAAAACTCTACAATTGGGGAGATAAATCTAAAGTGAGAATGAGAAGATGAGTAAAATAACTGAGATTAAAACAGAGTACAAAGGTAAGAAACCTACTTATTGGATTATATCACATGGTAATGCTAACCCTGTAGCTCAAACACACAATATAGAATCTGCTAGAATGATAAGAGATACACTAGAAGATTTATATAGAGAGTGGTGGGCAATTGCAGTAGGTGGCGAGCCATTAACTAATAGATATGAAATAAGAGTTAACTAGAAAGGAGCAAGTATGCCAAATCATTGGATGGATCAAGTCATGGCATTGTATGATAAATATTACAATGATGATCTAACTAACATACAATTACTAAACAAAGTTGAACAAGTCATGGTTAATTATCGTGAAGAATTCAAAAAGTATGATGAATCTGTTACAGCTGAAATGAATGAAAGGGAACAGTATGGGCAGAGTTAAAGATTATGCAATTGAACTTGCTGATGAACTGATAGATTCAGCTGTCAAGAAAATTCAGAAAGGTAAAAGTATGGAAGATGCAATCAAAGATTTACTAAATGATCCAGCAGTTACATCATTCTATGACAAAGCAGATCTGGATATGATTATTGATTTTGAACTTGAACATGTAACCAAGAACAAAACAATACAATGAATGATGAAGAACGAGAACTATACAGACAAGAAGTAGAATGGCGTAGCAAAGAAATAGAAGATTTAAAATTTACTTTGTATAAAATACGCCAGGCAGAAGCTTTGAAAAAGAAACCTAAAAATTATCTACCAATACTTGGTATTACAGGAGCTTTTGTATTTTTTAGTCTTATACCAGGTTGGAACTATGGAAGAAATCTATGGCAGACAATCGCATACTATGTAAACAAAACACTATGGTCTAATAAAGACTGGTGGTATTAACAGAAAGGAGAACACTATGGGTTTTGATTTATCAGGATGGAGTAACGAGAAATGTGATGAAACTTATTTCAGATCTAATGTTTGGTACTGGCGACCATTATGGTTGTTTGTAGAAACATATTGTGATGACATCCTAACTGAAGACCAACTAAAGCGTGGTAACTATAATGACTTTGTAAAGATTGAAGGTGCAAGATCATTAGAACTAGCTAAACGAATACAATCAATGATTAATAAAGGTCAAGCTAAAGAATGGATTGATGAGTACAATAAAGATCATAAGAAAGAAAAAGAAGCTAGAGATATTATGCTAAAGTACTTACAAGAATGGACTGAATCTAAAGGTGCAGATTGTGGTGGTAAACTTGAAGGTTATGATAGAGAACTATGGAGTGAGATGTATAACAGAATATCTAGTGGTAACAAAGCTAGTTATCCAGGTGATTTAGATTTACTAAAAGAGTTTGCAGATTTTTGTAAACTATCAGATGATGGTTTTAATATAGGTTAAAGAAAGGAGATAACTATGAGCAATCCAATAATCAATCCAGATATGGATCAAGAGGTTTACATAAAAGTATATCCAGTTAATGACTGGGATACTTCTACTGGTAAGCCAGTACATTCTGGTATCAAAGGTTATATGCCGATTCAAGTTACTAATACATTGATGATTGAAATCAATAAGATGATTAGTAAAGAAGAAGCACAGAATTATGTTGATGATCCTAAAGTTGCATTTAGTGTAGTAGCTAAGCCTGGATATATCAAATAACAAATACCGTTAGAGGTATAGGGTACAGTAAGTTCCCCCTTTTTATTTCTTGCTGTACCTGTATCATATGAAAGGAAAGGTTATGAATAAATATAAAGTAACAATACTATACTGTGATGGTAGAGTAAAAGATGTTGAAGTAGAAGGTACTGATGGACCGAAGTTTGATGGTGACAATGGTATGTATAAACATCTTGGTTGTAGTGTGATAGAAATAACTGGTGCAAGATATAACAATAAGAACTATGATTTATATATTGATGAAGAAGGTAGATATTACAATTTAGATATACCTACAATAAATCCACTTGCATCTAAGTACTTTGTTGATTGGTTAGACCATGAACAAAGAATGACAATGGAACCTAATGTTATGGGTACAGCTGCCTTAGTAGAAAGGAATCCTATAAGTGACTAAAGATGGTTGGAAATATTTTGCG